CCTCTGCAGATCCACTTTCCAAGAAGCGAAAAGGACTCTTTGGGTGTAAATCAACAATGCTTCGTTCATATCCTGGAGCGGATAACATAGCATTACCGTTTTGCACCACATATTGAGTACCAATATAACTGGTTAATTTTTCAAGGTCAATTTTAGTAGAAACACCAAAAGATTGAATATTACCAGCAACGTGGATTCCCAACATAATATATCCCATCTCAGTTTGAGCAATTAATAGGGCTCCGCAATCACCTACATCAGTTAATGTGGTGGTGCGATAAGACCAATAATCATTATCAAAATTCTGTAAAGGAATTTTAGAGTTTTCAGATTGAATATTTGAGACATCATTAATGCAAAGAGTGCCATCTTGCTTACGCGATAAAAGAAAGCCATTATTTTTACAATGTTCTAAAGGTTTGATAGGGAAATAGTTTCGTAAATCTTTTCGAGGTGGTAGATGTGGTATTGTTAAAATAGCAACATCAGTCTTTTCAAACCTATTTAACATGGAAGCGACAATTCGACAGGTTATTTTTGAGGTAACACCGTCATTTTGCATATTCCAGATAACTGTAATGAATACTTCATCTTGGGATTCAAAATTCACTACACTGTGATTATTGAACAAATACTGTTGTCCGCACAGTGCAATGCCTCTAAATTCACTTTTTATTTTCTTAGTGCGATTATCCATACAGAAATGGATAATATTATTGGAAATAGAGGTAATGAAATCAGCCTTTGAAAGGCCTTTTGAAGAAGTACTTTGACGAGATATTTGATAATTGGATAAATGGTAATTGTCTTGATAATAAATATCTCCTCGTTCATTTTCCGTTCGTAGAGGTTTGTAACCTTTATCTACTCGTGCTTGAGCAACATAAGATTGATCACACCTACGAATGGTAACAGAGCCTTCTTGTCCGCAACATGGATAAGTCACGGGAGCTTCAGTTGCCTTTAACTTCTCGTCTTGCTTGTTTCCAGAAAAAGCGTAGGTATAAGCCCACACTGAAGCTTTAATGGTAACAGCAAAGGTTGTCAAAAATACAACTATTTGTCCAAATTGGTAAATGTAACCAATTCTCCTTTGAACTTTTTCTCCCAAAGAACCAAACATTTTACGTAGTAAAAGTTGAGAAGCTCGAGGTCCTATAGTATGGCAAAACCAAGAATAGGCTTTGAGCAACAAATAATCAGGGAGTACGATTGTTAAAACATATACAAAGACAAGGCTAATAAACAAGCCAATATTCCAGGTGAAATAAGACCAAATAGCAATACCAATGTAAGTTGTAACAGTGTAACTTTGCAGTTGCAGATCATCAGAACAAGAGCACAAATTCTTAGGTTTATAGCAACTCTTGCAAATCGCTATGTCCTTGAGAACTTGAGTGGATTCTCGCATGGCTTTCATATTTTTCTTATGTATCATAGATTGTTCTCCATACCATGCTAAAAAATCAGTAACTTCTGAGAACATGTGAACATCCTCAATAACCGCAGGAGCGTCGATTCTAGTACCATTGGGTACTACTTTTCGAACTGTCCAGTGCCAATAATTTGGATATTGTCCTTCAACTACTGGTGGTGTTTTGTTAGAATCTAACATACCATCAGCATTAGTATATTGTGGTTTAACAATCGGGACAATAATCCACGGTAATCGCCTTTGAACTGCTCCTGGAGCTGAAAAATAAAAATGCGCATTCAAATTCTCTGTATTAGTAGTGGCAACAAGCCACTCACAGCGAAAAGGAACACGACCTTTGTCTTCTAAGTGGGCCATATCAGGACACAAAGAGACTCCATTAATAATGGCAATTAACTCCATAACAGAAGGATCACCCTGCGGTGCTGCTTTTGGATTCATGAATGCTGCATCATCAATAACTATACCCCATTGGCTCGTTTTAAAGCCGTCCCAGTATTTTGCAACTGGATTACGAGTATAACAAAATGAATCATCCGTGTCTAATCCTTGTAAATTACCATAGTAAGCAAAAAGCATGCGTTTAATCGTTGTTTTACCGACACCAGAACCTCCACAAACTAAAACAGAAAATGGGGGATCACGATCAGCGCGAGCAGCTTTCAAAGTGGTAACTTCACAGCGCATCATTTTCATGGAATTTAAATTTTTCTTGATTTCGAATTTTTCAATAGAATTCATCTCAGATGAAAACTTACACATATTTTCCAATTTTTCAATGGTGTCATCTAAATCTGCTCTGAAGGAGCTCTCCGAAAAACCAAAGAGCTCAGGATTATGCAAACAAGCGTATTGCTCACGCAATTTGGCCAGATTATCAAAAACTTTAGTATATTCTGTAGAAGAATGAAATAAAGTTTGAACTGAACCTGTTAGTAAAATTTGACTACCTCGTTCACAAACGAACATTATGGTATCAATAATATCGTATACCATATCCCCAGAGCTTTTATTTTGTTTAAGAATGGCTTCTTTTTCAAAATGCGTATACCCTTGAGATTCAAAGGTATATCCAAAGCTCTCAAAAAGAGATTGAGATAGACAATATAAGTAAATCTTATGCATTCTTTTAAAGAATTGAGAATTCTTTATAGTCTTATAATTTGAAATAAATTCGCGCATAGATTTAACTTTAATGTAAACAGTTTCAGCGGTGGAACTTTGTGTAAAAAACTCAGTAGTAACTGATTCTATAAATTTAGAAAATTTAATTTCGAGAAACCGTGAACTCAAACTTTTACCTGGTAATCTGGATTTCATAAAAGCAGCAATAGCTGCCATAATTCGTCCATAATCAATTTGTCCCTTGAATGAGCAATATAAAGAATAAATTAAAATTATACAATCTTCAGCTAAAGATATGTAATAATCCTTTTCATTAAGATTAATGAAATAATTTTTTACGATATTTGCAACATCTTCGTAACTATAAGGCAAAGCTTGAATACGTAGATTCGATAGATCATTAATTTCGGAATCAGATTCTGAATCATCAGTATCTGAACCATCAGTTAATCGTTCATCAAGATGGTAACTGCACAAATAATCTTCATACTCCATTGCATATTGACGCATGCTAAAAGGCAATGCTTCAAATTGAACGTAGTTAAAGAAATTCACCTCTACAAAACCGCGCGATAATAAATACCGCAATGTGTTGCGACGAGACAAGGTGCCTGGAAGATAATTATATACAAAATTATCATCAGATGATACTTCTATGAGAACACAAACCATAAAGAAAGTTGGTGGTTCTAATGTATTATCATAAAAGGAAGAGCGAGCAAAATGCTCAGCGATGTGGTTGCACATATTATAAAGAATAAATGACATTTCATCATCTAATTCGATATCAATAACACAACCACATGGTAGGGAATAATGTAGTCCATTACTTCGTGCAGAATTAATTGTTGTAATTATTGTCTGTCGAGGATCAGGAATTGCTAAGATAGCGTCTATTATAGCCCTTTGAGCATCAGTAATAGATAGCGGTTCAACTTGCTCAATTGTTGCACCACCATTTAAACCAACGTAAGTTAAGTGGATAACGGAAAGATTCCGTAAGCCATAATCCCAATATGGGATAGGTAACTCACGTAATGGTTTATTATCGTAAGAAAGATAAAACTGGGGTAAATCAAAAGGATTGTTACAGTACTTAAATTTTAAATTTCTTTGATAAAATCGTCTCCGCAGTTTCTTATAAATATCGTAGATATTAAAGATCGTGAAAACAAATCGTTCGTGGTCAGAGAGAACGACGACTTTAATTGGTAAAGTCTCATCAAATATGTGCTCACTATAAAAGATAGAACACTTGTTAGTAGGTAGGTGATCGATAAAACAATCACTAGTATTTGTGCAATAAACGTTTTCGTGTCGTCGAACAGTGGTTGGACTTATGGTGACATTAAAAATTAATAGAAAATACCTAAAATACTAAAATAAAATTGAAACAAAGAGATAATGAATAATAACTATCCAAAAATGTAGTAGCAAACTTCAGTCTAAAACACCAGGGGATCGATTCTAATACCCTGTGAAGGCTTACAATTTGGATCTAAAAACTATCTCCACTTACAAAACCTTATAAAAAATTTCGTATCACTCAAATAGGACTCCTCGTGGTGATAAAAAATTAATTAATGGCGGGAGGTAAGATTGACATTAGACGCAAATCCAAATAATGTATCCCAATAACGCATTGCGCACGCTAATGGGTATTTATAAAATTTCGAAAAAGAAATCTCAATAAATCTTTTATAACAATTTATATAATAATATTACACACTCTACAGGTTAATTAAATAAGAAAATACCAGTGTGATTAATATAAATATAAAGGGTTGTATTTTGATTAACATGCTATTACAAAGCATGTGGGTTAGAACTAGGTCTAACCCAAAAAGTATATTTAATTGTGGCTAAATATACAAAACCTAGGGGTTGGTTGAGAGGTAAAACTCTCTAGAGGGGGGAAATAATATTTTATTATCAAAATACAGGACATAAAGTCATATGTAGCCGTTATAAAATATAATTCAGATAAGCCTAAGTAATATCGAAATACTAAATGGGGTCTGAATATATCTTATAAAAGGACATCTTTCATGGGCCATATAGTAATAATAAAAATATTTGGCTTAAGTTAATAAAAACCCGGTTGTAGGAAATGATTGAAAAATCGATTTATATACCGGAAGAAACTTATAATATGCGTATAATCTGTGTTAGAAACAGATTAT